CTTGCCCCATGATTTCATTATTGAAAACTACGAACGGATTCCCCGGAATAACTTCTTAGTCAAATTCCTTGATCGGTTACTAGATAGAGTTGAAGGTGATTTGTGTAAAGGAGATATTTTGATGTTTCGTAAGTCAGGAGTAAATGGTCATGTGGGGATTTATCTGGGAGATAGTGAGTACATTCACGCTGACTCAATAAATGGCGTGATGAGGACCTATATCCATGAATACCCGCCTGTACTAATTTATCGAGTACCTACTTTAGGAGTGGTAAAATAATAGAAAGCTACCTTTATCCCTTTGCCCCAAACAGAATGACAACGACACTTAGAATAGTACAACAATTTTTAGACTCTGGCGATAGTGATAAAGCTAGAGAAGAAATTGATAGAGCTTTCGGCAATCTGAGAAAGGTAGATAGTCATGTTAGAGAGTTTGCCGCTCTGTTGACACTGGGATCGATCGAAGCTTTAGAAATCGGATTAGGAGTATTGGGACTTAAGCTTCTACAGAATGACGGCGAGATTAATAATGAGGTTATTTGGTTATTTATTGCGTCAATTTTATCTCGCAATAGTATTCCCTCTGATAGTCCATCTAGAATCAGCCTACTTGTTCTTACCGCTTCTGTCAATAGTTGGGAATTACCAATTTTTGCGCTTCTTGCCCCTGCCCTCGACGCTTTTTTTAAAGTTAGCCTTGCGGACGGAACCCCTTTAATTGCCGAACAAACTCTCGATTTTTTGACCACTTGGGGAAGAATTTATGCTAAAGCACCTCATGTCAAAACACAGCTTCAAGAACTTCAATCTCTTAGTAATAATCTATTAGAGCAAGTAGATGACTCAGAGTTAAAAGCTGAATGGTCAGAGGGAATTAATATATTTTTTGAAGAAGCCAGTACAACCAAATATTCCGATAGTAATGTTTTTTCTGATAGTGGAGAATTGATTAAAAAAATTTATTCGTTTTTGGATCGTGAAAAGTTAGAATAAGTTTACACAATAGAGGAGGATTGATTATGTCCTGGTTAGATAGATTAAAACAAGAGAAAACGGAGCTTGAAGAAAGGCTAACTGCTTTAAACAAGGCGTTGGAATCGCCACATGAAAGCATTTCATTAGAGCAACTAGCTCTTTTGGAACAGCAATCAGAGGCAATGCAAACGTATTTAGATATTTTGGTAAAACGTTTATCGTTAATAGAAAGTATCGAGTACCTACTTTAGGAGTGGTAAAATAATAGAAAATTACCATAAACCCAATGAGAAAGATTATTTTAAGCTTATTGTTTTTAGGAATGATGCCTACCGAGGCACTATCCCTCGACAACCAGACTCAAGAGATACTTGAGAAAAGAACTTGTCAGTATCTCAAGTCTGGACTGACACTAAGGGAAACCACATCGGCGATCAGTTCTGCCGTTTTTCCGTACGCAACAGCAAGAGTAGGGACGGGGACAGGATCAGGATCGGAAATACTGTATATTTTGCGCGATGAAATTGTGAGAGGTCAAACAAAAGCAATTCTTGAAAACGCTAAAAAAAGATGTCCAGAGTTTTTTCCTCGTAACTAAGAGGCGATACCGTGGGAAGTTAGATTGTAATTCGATTGTTAATAACCTTATTAACAATCGAAATCTTTGCCCTGTCTAGGTTTCAGGCTTTGTCGATGTCGTTGATGTCGTATAGAGAAAAAAAGAAAATGGGGTAAAAAGGAAAGACAGCCTCAGCAGTAAGAGCGTAAAAAAATAATATCGGGGGATAGTGTCAACAGTATCAACAAAGTCTAGAAGCTATATATACCAAGGGTTCTATTGTTAATAACAATATCTACAATCTAACTACAAACTAACAATGACTGCCAGCATAGAACACTAAAAAAGAGAGAGGATTATTTTAATCTTCTCTCTTTAACTATTTCTTTCTTCTCACTAAAATCGTCAAGTAACTGTTAATCGGAGAATAAAGTTAAAAGTGCCGGTCTGTGAACTGGCACTTTTAATGTTAGCTATCCCAATAACATCCTTGAGTATCAGTCATCGGGTAAACTTCTAATCAATTCCCGGATTACCTCGGTTATTGACCGCTTTTGGGCTTTACAGTAGTTTTTTAGCTTTTTCTCTTCTGATTCTGATGTACGGACGTTAAGAGGATAATAATTTTTACTTGACATTTCTAGTAGGCTTGTAGTAAATTTAAGTTAGTCAAATATAGTTTAGCACCTTTTTCTACTATAAGTTACGTTTAATCCCCGATCTAATTATGTTAAATTTACCGCTTGGACTAACTTAGATAGTTGCAATATATCGCAAGAAAGATTACTTACAAAAGAGATTTTGATCGCAATTACTTCTGAATTAGCCAAAAAATCTGGTAAATTTAACGATACTAGCTATTGTTCTGTTTTAGTTGCCCCAGAGATTTTTGAAAAATTTATCATCACTGAAACAGGATTAAATTATACGGTTCAGATTGTTGACGTACTAAGACTATTATACTGTTGGGAAGAGCTAGGTTTTCCCCTTCATATTGATACTACTGGCTTTGACTTTTATAAAGGTTGGGCTATATTTGAGGCGGAAACTGGTATCCCATTACTTGACATTAAAAATCTTTAGACTTCTTACTTGACATTTCTAGTAGGGTTATGGTAAATTTAAATAAGAATAAAGGAAGGTCGATCCATAAAAGCCATGCTAGTCAAGAAAACTATTGCGGACATAAAACTTAACCTTAATGCCACTCAGCGAGCCTATATTGATCGCTGGATGGACGAGCTTAAAGCTGTCTGGAATTTTGGACTAGAGCTACTGATGGAATATCAGCTTAATAAATATTACGACGAGCTTGAGAAAATAACAAAAAAACCAGTTAAACGGGTTAAACGTCGTTTAGCTAAAAAACCTCAATTTATTGACTCCCTGAAAAACGAAAAAGGTAAATCCCTTCCTAATCCCCTTTACACCCCCAAATATTTAACTGGCAAGCAAAAAGTTAAAATACAGATAGCTAGAGAAAAAAGACAAAAAGCAGGTCACTCTTATTCTGTTCATATTCCTATTCAACGGCGGTTAAAATCTGATAATTATTTTGGGTTATGTGGCTGTATTACAAAAGAAAAATGTCCAGAACTATGCAAGGACATCCCTATGGCTTTTGTCCAAGGGGTTTTAAAAAAGCTTGCTGATTCCTGGAAAGCTTACACCAAACTCGATAAAAAGAATTTAGACAGGAAACTTCCTAGATTTAAAAGAAAAGAAGATAAAATTAAATCTCTTTATTCTGAGATCAGCAATTGCGCTGTTAGAAAAGGGGATAAAATATCTATAGGTAGCTGTAGTAAAACATTAGGCGATTTAAAGATTATCAACAATATTTTAGACATTCGATGGGGTGACAGAAAAGCCTCTACCGTATCAATTATCAAATACCCATCGGGATATTATCTAAGTCTATTTGGTGAATTTGAAGTAGATGATCTACCTGATTCCGATAAAGCAATCGGTATTGACGTAGGACTAGAATATATAATTAGTACCAGCGACGGACAACAAATTGACCCGCCCAAATACTATAGAAAACAGCAAAAAAGACTAGCAAGACTGCAAAGAAAAACCGCTAGACAGTATAAAGCAGGGGAAAATAAAGACGGCAAAAATCTCGCTAAAACTCGTGCTAAAGTTGCTAAAACTCACGAAAAAATAGCAAGACAACGCAAAGGATTTAATCATGCCCTAAGTACCGATATTGTCAAAAATCATGGCGCTGTAGCCGTAGAAGACCTCAACTTAAAGAATTTAATGCGACGACCTAAACCGAAAAAAAGAGAAGACGGTAAAGGCTACGAACGCAATAACGCGAAAGCCAAAGGGGGATTAAATAAATCCTTTGCTGATGCTAGTTTAGGGCAATTAACCGGTTTTCTTGAAACGAAAATGAAAACTCCCAACCGAGAGTTTATCAAAGTTCAACCAGCTTACACCAGTCAGGATTGTCCTCGCTGTGGCAATCGTGTTAAAAAAAGTTTATCAACCCGCACCCATAAATGTTTAGAGTGTGGATGTACTTTACCCAGAGATGTGGCCGCCGCAATCAACATCTTAGGGAAAGCAGACTTCGTAAGAAGCTACCCGGCTTGTACCGGGGAAGTTAAGCCTCTGAAGGATTTCGATAAGGAATCAGCGCAGGAGGAATTACTTGACAAGTCCAGCCGATTGTTACTCGGCGAAGAAACCCTCGAAACCTTACTGGTTTTGACCTCCGAGCCAGTGACACCCAAGAAAAAAACAAGGAAAAGGTCGATCCACTCGCAACCCGCGCAAACAGTCAACGCAGGCTATACGCAGCTTACACTCTGGGAGACTGGGTAACAATCGGCTTGACTTGTTAAGTAGATTGCAAGCCAGAACCGCTAAAGTGTCTGGATCGGTGGGTTTTGTAACAATCGGCTTGACTTGTTAAGTAGATTGCAAGTAAAAATCTGATAATACTGTTCTTTTGTTGTCATCTTTGTAACAATCGGCTTGACTTGTTAAGTAGATTGCAAGTAGAACCGCTAGAGTGTCGCTGTCGGTGGGTTTTTTGGTAACAATCGGCTTGACTTGTTAAGTAGATTGCAAGGGAACCGTCCACAATCCCCACAATCTAATCGGTAACGTAACAATCGGCTTGACTTGTTAAGTAGATTGCAAGAAGTCTTTAGTCGCTTTTTCGTATAATTGCGGTCATTCCGTAACAATCGGCTTGACTTGTTAAGTAGATTGCAAGAGCTTCTTAATGGCAATCAATAGAGGCTTTAAGGATAGTAACAATCGGCTTGACTTGTTAAGTAGATTGCAAGGAAACAAATACAAGACAAGGCAAGGCAAACTAAGGCAAGAAAACAAAACAAAACTTTAAAACCATGCTACAAATTATCTCAGGATATAAATTAGAGGGATTATCGATTGCATCCATCGGGATGTGTCAATCTCTAGAAGCAATCGATGCTCTAGTATCTGACTTCGTAAATAGAAGCGACTACCCAGTAATCTCTAATGTTTTGGATTTTTTCAGTTACTGGCAATTAGAGGAAACAAAACTATGCCAACTTCTAAAACACTGGCGACTTAGCAATACATTAATTAGATTAGTATTTTGGGTAATTGAAAAAGACCTGCTTAGTGGACTATTTCTTTTTTACCAATTACTAAAAGGATACAGCAAAGAAGCTAGAATACACACAACTTCAATAGAACTCGTTGATTTTCTGCTAGAATACTGGCCAAGCAATCAGATTACTGTGATTAAAAAATCAAAAGTATTTAATAAAGACTTTGCTCAAAGAATCAGAAATCGAGGGCTAGATATATTAAGATAAACCTACACATAAAAGAAGGCACTATGATCATGGAAAAATACACTTTGACTAAAATAGAACAAGATGG